CCGAGCCGTTGCTGTTTTAAAAATACAGCGCTCACAGAACGATTCAGCTTTCTTGCGACAGTTGGTAGTGGATACTTAGCCGTCATCTCTTCCAGGGCTGATATCTCTTTCGCAGTCCATGCCGGTGCTCCCATCTGTTTCCTCCTTAGGCTTGTATTCAAATTCAACCCTTCTGACAGTTCCGTCATCTTCGGTATGTACATTCATATATGTAAGTTCCAATTTATCATCTATAAGCTCTTTTATTGACTTGCTGTACATTTCATTTAATTTCATCTGTTTCCTCCTTAATCAAAGTAATCTCTCCAGTTGTCTACGACCGTTTTGGCCATGTCTTCTTTTTTACTAAGTGCCTTATTAATCATTTCATCGACTGTTTTTTCAACTTCCAAATCAATGTAAGTACAAACGTTTCTTTGGCCAATTCGATGAATTCTTGACAGGCTCTGTGAATATGTCGCATAGTTGTAGTTTTTGCTATAATAAACACACGTATCTGCCCCAGTTAACGTGATTCCTGTTCCTGCAGTATCGATCTGGCCAACAAAGACCATTGTGTCCGGATCTTCCTGGAACTGCTTTACCAGTCCACCTCGAAGCTCCTTTTTAATGTCTCCGTAGATTGCTACCTGTTTTTTGTTTTTCGGCAGCAGCTTGTCCACCATTTCGATTATCGCTTTAACCTCTGGAATAAATCTTGCGAATATAACAAGTTTCTTTTCGGAGCCGATGACGTAGTCTTCGATGATATCGGCTAGCGCATTCAGCTTTGCTTTGTTCACTAGGACCGGCGTTTCAGAATCATCTTGCAGCAGGAACCCTCCGGTTAATTGCTGCAGTCTTAAGAGCTTTGTCAAGACCGTTGTGGCCGTGATATGATCACCTCCATCAAGATCTGCATAGCTGTCTCTTTTGATCCTGTCATAGAGCTCTCTGTCCTTTTTATCAAACGCGATCTTCCTTACCTCAAATGTCTGTTCTGGGAGATCGATTGCTTCATCTTTTGTGATCCTGAATGCGATCGAATGTTCTTTCTTGATCAGACCGTCAAGGTCCTTGTACCCGATGATCTGCTTCCGATTAAAGCCTCCCATGATCGCGTATTTGTTTTTAAATGCATAAAAGTTCTTTCCAAAAACTGAAGAATCTAAAAAACGGTACTGGCTGAAGATGTCGATCGCGTTGTTCTGGACTGGTGTTCCGGATAAGATCAACTTGTATCTTGCCTGATCGCCTAGTTCATGAACTGCTTTACTCTGCGCTGCATCATGCGTTTTGATTCTCTGGCTCTCATCGCAGATGATCAGATCAGCATCAAATTCCTGGAGCTTTTCTTTGATTCCTTCTCTCCACGTCGATTCATAGTTGATCACGGCCACCTTCATCGCCTTGAAGGGGAACTGCATCAGATCATCCAGTGCTTTGATTCTTTCCTTCTTGGCCCCTAGGAGTGTCTTGCAGGTATACTTAAATTCTGCAAATTCTTTAAATTCTTTCGGCCATACAGCCACGACAGATGTTGGTGCGATGATCAGAACCTTTTCGATATATCCCATCTCGTATCCGGCTCCTGCGATTGCCAGTGCGGTTAAAGTTTTACTCAACCGCAGCCCATTTCAAATAAGAGTCCAAACCCTTTATTAATATCGGCTGCCATTTCATCATCTCCTTCCTATATGAAAACTCCAGATTCTTCTGGATGTTCTTTGTGATATTTCAAATGTTCCGCCTGATTTTTAAATACCATCAGATTCTCTGGAGCATTGTCATGTTTATTTCCATTTATGTGATGAACAATTTCCCCAGGCTTTAGCGGCCTTCCGAGCATATGCTCTGCTATAATTCTATGTTCATGTTTCCCATATTTCTTTTTATAAGTATCTTTCTTCAGCTCCCTTCCTCCTAAAGCTGCTTTAGACCTTGTGACCGTTAGTTCATCTCTTGTCTTTTTCTCTATTAAGCTCCTTGCAAGATTCCCATCTTTTTTCTGATTCATTGGATTATCAGTTTTATTGAATTTATGCATTCTTTTGCTTGTAAAATATTTTGAGCATTCTTTGCTACAGAATATGTGAGTTCTGATTTGAGATGGATATCTCTCTATTTGTTTTCCACAATGCTCACATTTAACTGTTATTTTCATGTTGCTCATTGTTACCACCTCATTTTGCTTCTACGGTCTCAAATTCTGCCAGATCATTTTGTTCCTGGATGGACTTTCTTATCTGATCAGGCGATAGATCTTTGATTCCGTTGTATTCGTATTTTCCCCTTTTATCTCGGTAATACCTTTTCATATAAAGGGGATTTTGCATGCGCTCATACTTTCCTCGACAGGCTAGTGCTGTGCGATCAAGCTTTTCACCGATCTGTGACCAGTCATATCCTGCTTCTTTCATGTCCAATAAGCGCATCTCTTCTTCTTTTGTCCACATCTTTGTTGGACTTCTTGGAGGCTTGAGTTTAATTCCCAAGTCGTGCATTCTTCGTTTGACTGCACCTTCTGAATGCTTCAATTCTTTTGCTATATCAGAATAGCTGTATCTTTGCGATTCGATCATTCTCTCAAGCTTCTGATCTTCCAGTTTGGTCCACTGTTGATTGTGGTGGCCGATTCGCTGTCTCTTGTCGTAGTCGATTTTTCTTTTTGCTGACACCCACTCCGGCTCTGCTCCGAGTGAATATGGTTCAAAGTTTGAGAAATCCATTCGATCTTTATCTTCTTCTACCCACTTCCAGAAGTCGTCAAGATCTATAACCATGAACGAATTGTTTTTGACTTTATGCTTTTTTGACTGGTATTCCTTCCTGAATGAGTTTATTTTTTGTGTACCCGCCTACTTCGTACCCATAGATCGTTGCTAAGAGCTCGTTGAGTGTTACACGGCTGTCACTCTGCAGGTGTGCTCCCATGCGACTCGCCTTCAGCATTACGGCGGCCTGTGATCGGTTGAGCTTTTTGGCCAACGTTACAATTGAGACGTTTCCCCATTGGTCCTGAAGGTAGTTTTTTTCAGCTGCGGTCCAGTTTCTGCCTCTTGTCAATCTTCTTTCACCTCCAGTTCATGGATCTTATCTATCAATGGCATTAGCTCATGTTCCTTGACTGGATAATCTTGATATGTAACATTTTTTGCAGTATCTTTATATATATTCAGCTATTTACCCTTGCATTATGGCTG